CTATTAATGTTTGGTTATGCAGTTTGGGATCCTAATTTTGATACAGACAAAGTGTTTCAAATTATAGGACCAGCTTTTCAAACTATTGTTGGTGGATTTATTGGTCTAATTACAGGGATCAAAATAGGATCAGATGATGACAAATGAACAAATAACAGCGTTAGGTATTGATGCTGATAAATGGTATCAGCCATTAATGGATACTTTTGCCAAATATGGTATTAATACCACTCAACGCCAGGCTTGCTTTATTGGACAATGCGCTCATGAATCTGGTAATTTTAAAACTCTAGAAGAGAACCTTCATTACAAAGCTGAATCTTTAATGAAAGTCTGGCCTAGCCGTTTCCCAGATATGGATACCGCCAGCAAATATGCCAATAATCCTCAGTTGATAGCCAATAAGGTTTACTCTGGAAGGATGGGAAATGTTGAAGATGGTGATGGCTGGAAGTATCATGGTCGTGGTCTTATACAACTTACTGGTAAAGACAACTATGCCAACTGCGGATCTGGTATGGGTGTGGATTTTCTCAGTAACCCTGATTTGCTTGCTACTGTTGAATATGCGTGTTTAAGTGCGGGCTGGTTTTGGAACAAAAAAGGCTTAAATGACTTGGCAGATACTGGCGATTACGAGACAATGACTAAGCGGATTAATGGTGGTCTAATTGGATTAGATGATCGTAAAGCCAAAATTGCAAAAGCTAAAGAAATACTAGGGTAAATCATGCCAGTAGATAAAGACAACGAACGAAAAACTAAAGCACTTTGGAACGCTGCCAATGCCGAAAAACATCGTGGTTGGATAAAAGCATGGGAATCTAAAAACAAAGATAAAGTTAATGCAGCCCAACGTAAATGGTACTTAGCAAACAAGGATAAAGTTAAAGCAAAAGTCAGGGCAAGACAGGCATCGCAATTGCAAAGAACACCTTGTTGGGTTACTCCAATACATAAAGAGCGTATGGAAAATCAATATAAACTTGCTACTTTGTTGTCAAAGGTTACTGGAAGTCCTTGGGAAGTTGACCATATATACCCACTACAAGGTAAAACAATATCTGGATTGCATGTACCATCTAATTTACAAGTAATACCACGATCAACTAATCGCTCTAAATATAATAGAGTGGAGCTATAAAATGCCCTTACAAAAACTTCAATTTAGGCCAGGTCTCAATAGGGAAGGAACTGATTATAGTAACGAAGGTGGTTGGTATGATGGGGATAAAGTACGTTTTCGTTCTGGATTTCCAGAAAAAATTGGTGGCTGGGTAAAACAATCTACTAATACATTTATAGGTATTTGCCGTTCTATGTGGGCATGGTTAGATGGCGATTCTGGCGTTGGATCTAGCTATATTGGATTAGGAACCAGCAAAAAGTATTACATTGAAAAAGGCGGTACATTTAACGATGTAACTCCTATTTTTACAACAGTAACTTTAGGTGCTAATCCTATTGCATCTACTAATTTGTCTGCAATATTTAAAATTACAGATACATCTTATAGCCCAAATTTAGGTGATTATCTTATTATTTCTGGGGCTACAGCTGTAGGCGGAGTAACTCTTAACGGTGAATATACAGTTACCTCAATTAGTAGTGGTTCTGTATATGCTGTTACATCTACCTCTACAGCTAATGCTACTACTACTGGCGGTGGATCTTCTGTAGTAGTTCAGTATGAATACCCAATTGGTTTGGATGTAGAAACTTCTGGTACAGGCTGGGGTGCTGGATCATGGTCCCCTACTATTCCAGTTACATTGGGAACTAACCCATTTGCATCTACAAGTAATAGTGGAACGGTTATTGTTTCCCAGCCAGCGCATGGATTTACAGCAACAGGCCAGTATGTAGCGTTCTCAGGAGCTACTACATTTAATGGTATTCCAGCACCTATGCTGAATAATACCTTTGCCATTACCACTTTAACTGCCAGCACTTACAGTATTCCACTTCCTAGTTCATTTGTAGCAACTGCTACTGGTGCTGGTGGTGGTACTACGGTTATTGCATATCCACAATATGGCACTCGTGGTTGGGGCGCAGCTGCTTCTTCTGGAATAGCTAATCAATTAAGGCTATGGTCTAACGATAACTTTGGAGCAGATCTTGTTATTGCTCCTCGTGGTGGGCCAATATACTATTGGCAAGATTCTAATGGTGTAGGAACTAGGGCAGTATCTTTAACTACTTTGGCAAACAATGCCAGCTATACAGGATCAGCTGTTCCATCAGCTACATATCAAGTCATTACTTCAGCAATCCAAGAGTTTGTTATTGCATTTGGGTCTAATTCTTATACAAGTGGCACATTTAACCCAATGTTAGTTCGCTGGTCTGACCAAGCTAACCCTTATCAATGGGTTCCAGCAGTTACTAACCAATCAGGTGAGTTTCCACTAACTAACGGTTCATACATTATGGGGGCTAGAGCTACCCGCCAAGAGATCCTTGTTTGGACTGATTCATCCATTTATTCCATGCAATATCTTGGTACTCCTTATGTTTGGGGATTCCAAATTTTGATGGATAACATCTCTATTATGTCTCCTAATGCAATGGTTACGGTAAATAACGTCACTTATTGGATGGGTAATGAAAAGTTCTATATGTACTCAGGACGAGTAGAAACCCTACCATGTTCACTACGCCAATACATTTTTGATGATATTAATATTGATCAGGCTTATCAAATATTTGCTGGCGCAAACGAAGGTTATAACGAAGTCTGGTGGTATTACGTCAGCAACTCTAGCGGTAGTACACAAATTGATAAATACGTTATTTATAACTATTTGGATAAAGTTTGGTATTATGGCAATTTAAGCCGTTCTTTCTGGTTAGGAACAGGTACTCAACAATATCCAATTGCTGCTGCTTATACACCTAGTGCAGCATTTACTGGATCAATATCAGCAAATACGCTTACTGTATCTAATATATCTTCAGGAGCGATTACTGTTAATGCTACTTTAGTAGGCTCTGGAATTCAATCTGGAACAGTAGTAACTTCTTTTTTGACAGGTGCTGGATTTGAAGGAACCTATGTAGTTAATAATAGCCAGACTATATCTTCTGAAAGTATGACTATTACTGGGGGTGTAGGACAGCTTTTAAATCATGAAGTTGGTGTAGATGATGTATCTGGATTAACTCCATTACCAATAGATTCTTATGTTCAATCTTCAGACTTTGATATTGGCGATGGACATAACTTTGGTTTTGTATGGCGCATATTGCCTGACGTAAATTTTAATGGCTCTAATGTAAACCAGCCAACAGTCACTATGACTATTCGCCCAAGGGTGAACTCTGGTACAGCTTATGGACAGGCAGATAATCCTGCCGTACAAAGCGCACAAGACTATAGCAAAGTGTCAGTTTATAATGTCCAGCAATTTGATGGTCAGGTCTATACCCGTCTTAGAGGCCGTCAACTAGCATTTAGAATTGAATCTAATACCCTTGGTGTGGCTTGGCAGTTAGGTAGTCCTCGTATCGACATCAGACCTGACGGCAGGAGATGACATATAATCTGTACAAATGGTGATATAATGATAACTCCACAAGGAGAACATTATGAAACTAGTAGACCGTACAGGACAGAAGTTTGGAAGGTTAGTAGTAGTAGAACAAGCTGGTAGAACAGCAAGCAAAAAAGTATTATGGAAATGTCGTTGTGATTGCGGAAAAAAAACACAGACAGATTCTGGTAGTTTGGTAACAGGAAATACAACATCATGCGGATGCGTTTTAAAAGAAGCAATTACAAAACATGGTGGATGGAATAAGAGTTCTTACAATACATGGCGAGCAATGGTTAGACGATGTACAAACCCTAAAGATAAAGATTACCCAAGATATGGTGGTAAAGGGGTAATTGTTTGTCCAGAATGGCTAGACTATGCTGTTTTTGCTAAAACTATGGGCGAGCCAGTTGGCGATGAAACATTAGACCGTATAAATGTTTATGGTAACTATGAACCAGCTAATTGCCGTTGGGCTGGTGTTAAAACACAAAATAGAAATACTAGATTGCGTGTCAATAGCACTACAGGATTTACTGGCGTATCGGCTGTAGGAAAAAGGTATTTAGCAAAAATTACAGCAAATAGAATATCTTATTATTCAAAGCTATGTGATACTGCTGAAGAAGCTGCTGCAGCTCGGAAAGAGCTAGAACGTATACATTGGAAAAATAAATAATGGCTGTTAGTCCTTTCCCAGCTCCAACGCCAGCAAAAGTTATTACTTTACGGGCCTCTAAAGCTCCTAACTTACCTATTGCGCCAGTTGAATATACCCAGCAATATCAGGATCAAGTACTAAATGCTTTACGGCTGTACTTTAACCAAATAGATAACTTTACCCAAGGGGCTACTATTCCACCTTCTGGGGTTACTGGAAATAGACCTGTAAGCACATTACAGACTCCTGTACCAGTAGGATATTTGTACTATGACACTACCCTTGGAATACCAATTTGGTGGAATGGTACTAATTGGAAAAATGCTAGTGGAACTACGGTTTAAATGATAAACTTATTGCCAAATAACCTTAAAAGGCTACTATGGGTTTTCTAGGTGGACTTGCTAATGTAGCTGGGCTACAAATGGCTAATATTGAAGCTAATCCCGAACAGGCTGCTGTTGGTGCAAACACGCCTGAGTCTACCTATGCTATGAATAAAACCGTGGCTCCTACAATGGATAAGCACTATACGCCTACAGTCAATATGATGGGCGGTGCTACACAAGGTGAAATGCAGCAAAACGCTGCACAGGGATACAGTAATACAGGTCCAATGGCAGCTAATGCAGTAGGTGATGCAGTTGCAGAGTATATGACTGCTGGTGCTGCAACCCCATTAATTGTAGGACAGGCAGCAGCTGATCGGTATGCAGCCCAAAATCCACGTTCTGCTTTTGCACAGCAATATGCTGGACTAATGGCTAACCCTAATGTCAATGCTGGTGTAAATGCCCAAAATGCTGATATTAATTTAGCAAATGGCGTTAATAAAGGGTACTCAATGAGTTCTTACAATAATGGTGGTTTAACCGCAGCTGCAAAGCATTTGCAAGCTAAAGGCCGTGGTCAAGATACACATCTGGTCCATATGACTGCTGTCGAACTAAACGCTATGCAAAAATTGGCAGAAAAGCATGGTGGTTCATTAACCGTTAACCCACATACGGGTTTACCCGAAGCTGGCTTTTTAAGTTCAGTATTGCCTCTGGCTTTAGGAGCAGTAGCAGCTGCAACAGGTCAAGAATGGGCTGTTCCCCTTGCTATGGCTATGTCTGCTGGTGGAGAGTATGCCTATACAGGAAGCCTTACTCAAGGTCTTATGGCTGGTTTAAGTGCTTGGGGTGGTGCTGGTTTAACTTCAGGCATTATGGGTTTAGGTGCCGATACTTTAGATGCATCTGCTGGATTAACCAATGCAGGGGCAGAAAGCGTACCAACAGTAAGTTCTGCTGGAGTAACTACATCTCCAGGAACGGAAGCATTTCAAGCTGCTCAAAGCAATTTAGGACCAGAAGCAGAAGGCATGACAGCCAATCAAGTTGCCAATGCAAACGTATTGCCAAGCACTCCAAATGCTCCAGGTCCATCAAGCATGGATTTATTAGGAAAAGGGTTAACTTCTGGCAATTTAGGATCCTATGCTATGGATCATTTAGGTCAAGTAGCTGCCGTTGGTGTGCCACTATTATCTGGTGCTACTAGTTTATTTAAACAACCTACAGTTCCTACAGCAACCAATACAAGCACCAATCCTTTTGGGATGAAAACTATTCCAAAAGATGCTAATGGCAATCCTATTTTTAACGCTTCTATTCCAGCAGTTCCAAACCCACACTATCAGGCTAGCTATCCTAACTATGTACAGAATCCATATCAGCCTACTATGGCTGCCTCTGGAGGCTTAATGGATATCCCTAAGTATTCTGGTGCTGATTACGGCAGTATGGTCACTGGTGCTAATGAAATGCAACAAGGGTTGGCTCAAGCTACTAGCCCACAGCAGTTATCAGAATTACAAAAAGAACTCATTGCTGCAGGGCAAGAAAATTCAAAAAATGGCGTATACCATCTTAGCGATATTGAATATGCCAAGAAGACTTTTCCTGCTTTAATGAAAGCGAATAAGGTTGCGGTAGCAAAAGGGCTACAACCAGTAGGTCAGTTAGGTGACTACGAAACAACCCCAGCTGCAGCAATAGCTCAAGCTGACATTGATGAAGCTGCACAACAGAAGACTTCTGCCAAAGAAGGTGGATTAATGGGATATGCTGCTGGCGGAGATATTCCTACTTATCGCCAGCCAGCTTCTGGCATGGGCGCTGGTGGTGATTTTAAGCCCACTGGCGGTATGTTAAGCAATGCTTTAGTTGGCTTTCAAAATAGTTCAATTCCTAATATATTTAATCAAGGAACAATTCAAGGTCACATTTACCATCCACAATATCAAAATTACGCACAACAACAATATCAACCGCAAGCTTCTGGTGGTATTCCAATGCCAACTAGACCAGCTTCTGTTTCTGCACAAGGTTACAAAATTGATCCATTATTAATGCAAGGTTCTCCAGCTTATAACGCTAATCAAGCTGCACAACAGGCACAATTGCAACAAATTTTAGAGGCTACTAATGGCATGGCATCTGGTGGAGTTACTGATGGTCATTTAGGATCATTCTCAGACGGTGGTCGTTTGCTCAAAGGTCCAGGTGACGGAGTAAGCGATGGCATCCCAGCTACGATTGGCGGTAAACAACCAGCACGACTAGCTGATGGTGAGTTTGTTATTCCAGCTAGAATTGTTTCAGAGTTAGGTAATGGTAGTACTGATGCAGGTGCAAAACGCCTGTATGCCATGATGGACAGAATTAAACACGCAAGAAAAAAAGCCAAAGACATTGCAGCCGATACGAAAGCATATAAATACTTACCAGCATGACAACATTAATTTATGAAGACGTAGATGCGTTTAAATTTTTACCAGAACTTGAAAAAATTTTGCCTCTACACTATGAGGAATTAAGTGTAACAAAAGAATATGAATTAGAGCCAGACTATGATGCATATAAAAGACTGGCAAACAATGGAGTTTTAAGAACAATTACTTGTAGAGCAGATGATGAATTGATTGGATACATTATTTTTACTGTTCATCCGCATTTTCACTATAAGTCTTGTATGACAGCATTTGAAGATATATATTTTGTGAAAAAAGAATATCGTAAAGGAAGAGTAGGAATTAGGCTTTTTCAATACGCAGAACAAGTATTAAAAGAGCGTGGTGTAAATAGAATTATTTTGAGTACTAAGGTTCATTTAGACAATTCGAGGTTATTTGAATATTTAGGATACAAACATACGGATAAAACATTTTCTAAAATGTTAGGATAGGTTATGAGTTTTTTAAGATGGAAACAAAAATTATTGCCTTTAGGCAACCCACAGACCAGCTCTCCTAGCTCTGGTGGAGGTGGTCCGACCAATACAACCGTAACCAATACCAATATTCCTGACTATGCACAGCCATATGTCAGCAATATGCTTAATGCTGCACAGGCTCAGATTTATACCCCAGATATGACTGGGTTTAATCCATATACACCTTACAGCACCAATCCTTCTGATTATGTAGCTGGCTTTAGCCCTTTACAACAGCAAGCTCAGTCTACTGCTGCCAATATGCAAGTGCCAGGACAATACAATACAGCTACAAATTTAGCTGGTACTGCTGGTATGGGAGTATTAGGTACTACAGGACAGGCTGGAATGTATGGCAGGATGGGCAACATGGCTGGTCAACAAGGATCTCAGTTATCCAATATGTATGGTGGCATGGGTACTAATGCTGGCATGAACGCTGCTGGACAATCATCTATGTATGGTGGTTTGGCTGCTAACCAAGGTCAGCAAGGCGCAAATATTGGTCAGTCATTAGGACAAATGTCCACAAATCCTAATGCAGTGGGCGCTTATATGAACCCATATTTGCAACAATCTTTAGCCCCACAATTACAATTAGCTAATCAACAGTATGGCATTGCTGGTACACAAATGGCTGGGCAAGCTACTGGTGCTGGTGCTTTTGGCGGATCAAGAAATGCTTTGCAACAAAGTTTAAATCAACAAAATCAAATGTTGGCTAATAATCAAATTATTGGTCAGGGTTACAACACAGCATTTAACAATGCCCAAACTCAGATGAACGCTGCTAATCAAGCTGCTTTGTCTGGTAATGCACAAGCCCTGCAAGGTTACAACACAGGATTACAAGGTGCTGGTCAGGCTGGCTCTCAGGCAATGCAAGGTATTGGTCTTGGACTACAAGGTGCAAATCAAGGTGCTAATCTAGGTATTGCTGGAGCACAAGCAGGTCTTTCTGGAGTTGGTGCTCAACAAGCTGGATATGCGCAAGCTGGCACACAAGCTTCTAACTTGGCAAATATTGGCACTCAACAATTAGCTGCACAACAGGGCATTATTAGCACTCAAGCACAACAAGGTTCTACAGAACAGCAAAATCAACAAAACATCATTAACCAAGCGGTTCAGAATTACGCTACGGCCCAGCAGTATCCATATATGCAATTGGGTCAGCTCAATGCGATGCTCCGTGGTTTGCCTATGCAACAGTCTTCTACCTCGATGTATCAGGCTGCCCCAAGTACCGTATCCCAATTAAGTGGTCTAGGTATCGCTGGATTGGGTGCTTCTTCTTTAATGAAAGCAGCAGGATCTAAACGAGGCGGTAAGATTACCACCAAGAAAATGGCTGTAGGTGGTGCTATTCCTATGGACATGATGAGCGACCAACAATTAGGTCAGGTTCAACAGAATCCTACTTCTAGCCCAATGGCAAAGATGAACGCTCAAGGATTGGAGCAATTACATGGTTATATACACAATAACCCACAAGCTGGTCAAATGATTCAGCAAGGTATGCCACCTGCACAGCAGATGGCACAAGCACCACAAGATCGTTCAGGCGTAGCTTCAATTGCTACTCCTCCACAAATGACTCAAATGGCTGGTGGTGGCATTATTGCGTTTGCTGATGAAGGAGAAGTAAAAGACCCAGCTATTCCACGAACCAAATCTGGAGAATTAGACTGGGCATCTATCCTTGCTCCTCGTTTGGCTGAAGAGCAATCAGGCAAAGGTTCTGTATCTGAAGCCTATAAGCCATTGGCTAAAACAGCCCAAGAAGATATTGCACAGCAAAAAGCCATGTTAATCCCTGAATTAGCAACACGCTTTGGTCTAGGATTAATGAACTCACAAGGTGGTAGAGGCGGTTCATTACTCAATAAGACCTTGCAAGACGTAGGAGTATCAGGTTTAGGTGCTGTTCAAGGAATGACCAGCAATCTTAAAGATATCAATGCTGCTAAGAAAACCTTACAACAAGGCACTATTGAAGCTACCAAAGCTGACCAGCAACGCAGAGATCAGCTTACTGGCGTATTGGCTAACGTATATGGCACAGAACAGGCTAAGAAAATTGGTCTGGCTCAAGCAGCTGCAACCCGTCAGGCTGGTTTGGATGCTAAACAAGCTGCCCTTATTAATACTGCTTCTACTGCTTATCAAACAAACGTAGAACGAGTATTTAAAGATTTAGCAACACAAGAGAAAAACGCACTGACATTCCAGTTGCATCCAGAACAATTATGGCAACAAGCTCGTGAACAAGTTTATAACTCAATGCCTGAAGTCACTCGTAATTTGATTAACTTACAAGCACCAGTAGCACCAGCAGCACCTGTAGCAAATGTACCACCAGCAGCACCAGCAGCACCAGCAGCAAAAGTTAACCCAGCAATGCCATCAGCACCAGTAGGTCAAATGCGGTGGGATCCCACTGCAAATGGCGGTAAGGGTGCATTAGTAGCAGCACAACCAAGTTAAAATTTATGCCATCAGTCAACATACCGTATGTTGGCGTAGTTGATTTTCCTGACACGATGTCTTCTGACGAGATATCAAATGTCATTAAAACTCAAATTATGCCTAACGCCCCCCAACCAACAGTTGGGACTGAGCCACCATCGACCAAAGTTGCTGACGTATTACAAAAATCTATTTTTAGCCCTATTGATGCAATCATGCCAGGGGCTAAGATGGTGGAAGAGCCTAGCACAGCAGTCGGTTCTTTGGCTAAAGGTATTAAGTCTATGGGGGATATATATCCTGCATATCAACTTAGTGACTTATTGCCATTGCAAGAACTTCGTAAAGAAAAGTTTGGTAATAATTACGAAAAAGCTAATCCAGAAGAGAAAAAATTCTTTGCACAAGATGATGCAAAAATTAACCAACTTTTAGGCAAATTAGAAAATACAAAAGCAGATGTAAAAGCCATTGAAGCTAAATATGGAAAAGATCCATTAGCTAAAAAGATTGATGCTTTAGAGCAAAAACCAGAGTTTCAAAATGCTGGTAAATGGGAACAAACAGGTTTAGTTGGTAAAGAATACCTAAAGAACATTACTGATTTCCCTGAATACGCTATTAACGTAGGTCTTAGCAGTCTTCCACAATCTATTGCTATGGCTGTTGCAGCCAAAGTTGGTATGAAGGCTGGTCCATCAGCTGCAATGGTGGCTGGCGGTGGTTCATCTGCACTGATGGAATACGGTCAAGAGTATGTTGACCTCAGAGAACAAGGTTACACACACGAAGAAGCAAACAATAAAGCGATGGTTAAGTCTGCCGTTATTGGTATGTTTGATGCTGCTTCTTTGAAGTCTGCCAGCACCCTTGCTAAGAATCTGTTTGAAGACACCACCAAGAAAGCTTGGAAAGAAACTGTTAAAGATGTAGGCAAAGAAATACCAAAGCAAGCTGCGTTTGGTGCAGCTGGTGAAGGTTTAGGTTCTGTTGCAAGTAATCAACCAGTTAATCCTCGTGCTATGTTTGAAGAGGCTATCGGTGAATTGGCTGGTGCTCCAGCTGAAGTGGCTGCTACCTATCAAGGTAAAAGAACTGAAATTGAACAAGCTAAAGCTCCTCCTGTAGTTCCACCAGCACCTCCAGCTCCTAAAGTGGCAACACCAGAAACCGTTGCAGCTGGCTTGGTAAATGAAGCAGATTTAGAGGCTCCTGCTGCTCCACCAGTCGTTGGTGCTCCTAAAACTACTGTTGAAGAGCCAGTTAATAGAGAAGCTCAATACGTTACAAAGTATGCAATTGAAGCAATTGACAAAGGCGATCAACCACTTACAGCTCGTAATGTAAATCCTATTGCTAGAGAATTAGAAGTACCTATTGGGAAAACTGCACAAGAAACTTTTGCTGCCGTAAAACAAAAGGCACTTGAAACTGGTATTCCATTAGAAACACCAAAAATATTAGAAACTCCAGAAATTAAACCAAATGAAGTAATTGCTCCATTGGATATGGGAGATAACACTGAGTATCGTGTTGTCAAAAACGATAACGGCTGGACTGCCGTTTTAGTTGATAAAGATTCTAACCAGCTTGTAACGGCTAGAAATTTTGGTAATACCGAAGAATCAAAACAGAAAGCGATTGATTATGCGAACTCCGAACATGAAAAAGCCAAGCCCTACATTGAGCAATCCGTCAGTGAAGAAAAGCCCAGCGAAGAAATCAAGCCCAGTGAAGAAAAGCCAGCCGAACCAGCTGCCGAAGTTCCCACTGAAGAAAAGCCTGTTGCAGAAACTGAAGCAGCAGCTGAAGAAGTTGCACCAGAAACTGAGGAAAAAACTCAAGCTCAAATAAACCAAGAACGCCAAGCTGCACAAAGGGCAAAGACACCTCAAGAGAAAGCAACAGAAAAAGAGTTGCGTGGTGTAAATGCAGAAGAAGTTCCATTGCACGAATTCCATCAAGGAATTATCTATGCAATGAACAATGAAAAACCTAATCCAGCTATTGCTTCTGAAGATGCTATTAAGCTTTTGAAAGCAAATGAACTGGTTAAAGAGAATCCAAATGGCAAGTTAGAGCTATTACCAAAAGGTAATCAGTTGCTTAATAACATTCGTGAAGCTAAGAAGCCAATGGCTCCTAGCATGAGTGCTGAAGACCAAAAAGCCTTATTTGCCAAGTTTATTCCTCAAATAACTGGTGCAGAAGCTCCTATAGCAGCGCCTACTGTTGCCCCAGAGAATCTATCTCCTGAAGCGCAAGCCAAACAAGACCTAGAGGATGCATTAGCAGATCTCGCATGGCTGGCTACTAAGCCAACCCGTATGAATATGATGCCAGAGGATGAGCAACGCTTGATGCCTATCCTTACTAGGTTAATGGATGCTGCGTTCCGTATGGGCTATCACAAGTTCAAACAGGCTGCCAAGTTTGTCAGGGACATGATTCTTGAGAAGTTTGGTAAAGACGTTGCTGACAAAATCAATCTTAATCACCTACAAGGTGCTTATATTGGTATGTCTGCTAACTATCCAGAAGCCAGCTCCAAGAAAGAAGTGGTTGAAGTTGAATCTTTGGATGAGCTAGAAAAGGCTGAAGAGCCAAAAGGTACTCTTGACCTCAATACAGAAGATGGCAAGTTCCATATTGCACAAGCTATTTCTAAGCATTTCATGGGTGGTCTAGGCTTTAAAGATATCAACGAAGCCCGTAGATTCATTGCCGATTTGACTGGTCAAAAGATTGAAGCTGGCACGATGGCTGCCAAACAAGCTGATGAGGCTGTGGAAGTGGGTGTCGTATTGGCTGCCCAGAACATTGCCCATAAGAACAGAAAGCCAAGCGAAATCTATGATGGCTTGGTAAATCTATACAACCGTCAGCCTAATTTGGCTGTCAGAAGTTCTACCAGTGTTAGAGAACAGGCTTATTCCACCCCAGCTCCATTGGCTTATGTTGCATCGCAACTAGCAGGAATTACTGATAAAACAACGGTTTACGAGCCTACTGGCGGTAACGGAATGTTGTTGATAGCTTCTAACCCTAACAATGTTACGGTGAACGAACTCAATACTAGCCGTTATGAAATGCTCAAAAAGGTGCTTCCAGGTGCAAAAGTATCTAATGAAAATGCAGTTCTTAAATCCATAAATCCTGTCGATGTAGTCATTGCCAACCCTCCTTTTGGTTCTATTGGCGAAGAATTTCATGTTTATGGAAAAACCACTAGAGAAATAGATCATGCTATTTCATACAAAGCTTTAAATGATATGCCAGCTAATGGCAGAGCCGTATTGATCCTAGGCGGTGTTCGTGCTGAAGGCGAAGATGCAAGGCGTGAAGGATATCGTCAAAAAGCAAAACGAGAGTTTTATTACAACCTCTACAAAGATTACAACGTAGTTGACCATTTCTCCGTAGCTGGGGATATGTACAGTAAACAGGGAGCTTCTTACCCTGTAGATGTCATTGTTATTGATGGAAAAGGTCAGTCACAAAGAGCCTTACCAGCTGCGGAACTCCCACAGCAAATTACCTCATACGAAGAACTCAAGGAGAAGTTAAATGAACCTAGCGTGGTTTCCAGAGAAAATGTCAGCCCCACCAGAACTAACGTCAGTGAGCGTACCGCAGGGGAGCCTAAACCAGAACCAGTGGGTGAACGCCCTAGCGGACAAGGTCGTGAAGCTGGTGCTGAAGGAGAGCGACCCACAGAAGGCGGCAGACGAGGCGTGTCTGAGAATGAGCCTAGCAAACGTGGACAACCCGAACCAGCTGGGGCAGGTGTTAGTGCAGGACAACCTAGACTTGCTAACGAACCTGAACGTGGCATCAATCGAGGACCCGTTCCCAGCGAAGGTGGAGAGCAGCAACCCAGTGGCAGAAAAGGCATTGCAGGAAACGAGCCTAGCCCAGTGGGTGGACCTAGCGTTGTCTCAGGTACACGAGTCGAGTCTGGATTAAAAGACCGTAGAGGTCAGGAAACAGAAACTGGTCATCAAGTAGGTTACGAGCCTCATTCACAAGCTGCTTCTGTAGGAACGCTTGTTCCTAAAGCAATGGCAGAATCCATTGATAACTCTATTTCAGCCGTAGAGCGTGAAGTCGGTGATGTGGATGAATATGTAGCAGAAGCCCTGCACATGGATCCAGAGACCCTGCGTGAGAAGTTCTCCGCTGAACAAATTGATGCCTTGGTTTTGGCTATCCGTAATGCTGAAGCTGGCAAAGGCTTCATTATTGGAGACCAGACTGGTATTGGTAAAGGTCGTGTTGTTGCTGCGATGATCAAGTACGCCATCGAGAATGACAAAGTACCTATCTTTGTTACAGAGAAGCCAAACCTTTACTCCGACATGATCCGTGACTTGGATGATATCGGTATGACCAAAGAGTTAGGACTAGATACAGCCAAACCACGCATCTTTATCACTAACTCTAGTGAATCTATTCCTTATACCTTGCTCCGCACTGTTAATGGCGAAGTAACAGAAAACAACCTTACCCTCAAAGCTCCTAAGACTGGCAAAGCATTAGACGAGATGATGAAGGGTATGCAAGAGAAAGAAAGCCTTGGCGATTACAAGGTAATCTTTACTACCTATAGCCAGTTGCAAGCTGTTAAGAAAAACGAAACAGAACGCCAACGCTTTATTAAATCGTTTGGTCTTGGCAACTACATGATTTTTGACGAAAGTCATAACGCTGGTGGTGCTGGTGAAACCCAAGCCCGTAGCAAAGAACAAAGAGAATCCCAAAAGGAAGGCAAGAGCCTAGCCACTGGTCGTGCAGCCTTTGTCCGTGACTTGGTAGATAACGCCTTTGGTACGTTCTTCTCGTCAGCTACCTACGCTAAACGCCCTGATGTGATGGACTTGTATTCCAGCACAGACATGAAGTTAGCGGTTGATAACATCAATGAATTAGCCGATGCCATCAAGCTAGGCGGTATTCCAATGCAACAGATTGTTGCCAATATGCTGACCAAAGTCGGTCAATATATTCGCAGGGAAAGAACCTTTGCTGGTGTAAGTTATCAGACCCAAGAGACAAAGGTCGATAAGCAGACAGCTGAGAACATGGCTACCTCGATGCGTGACATCTTGGCGTTCTCCCGTTCTAAAGAAGCCGTTGTCAAAGAGATGCAAAAGGAGTTTGACAAGTCTGGCGGTAGAGCAAGTATCGAAGGTGAGAAGACCCAGATCCAAAGTGCAAACTTTGGTGCCATCATGCATAACTTGATTGACCAGATGCTTTTGTCATTAAAAGCCCAGGACTCTATCAAACACGCTGTGGAAAGCCTAAAGAATGGCGAGAAGGTCGTAATGACCGTTTCCAATACGATGGGTTCATTCTTACAAAGTTATGCTGATGAAATGGGCATCAACGTAGGTGATCCAGTCAATCTGACCTTTAAAGATCTGTATCTGCGTTACTTGGAAAAGCAACGGATGCTCAAGATCAAAGGACCGAATGGCGTACAACAATACCGTATGACCGATCAAGATCTTGGTCCAGAGCGTTTGGCAGCCTATAACCAAATTAAGACATTTATTGAAAATGCTGGTTTTGGTTCAGCTCCAATCTCCCCAATTGACTATATGCACAATGAGTTGCGTAAAGCTGGGTATAAGACAGAAGAGATTACTGGTCGTACAGTGACCCTTAACTATGAGAGTGGCACACCAATCCTTACTTCTCGTTCTGCCAATATTAAACAGCGTGTTGGTGCTGTTCGTGCATTTAACAATGGCACAGCCGATGTCATTATCCTGAACCAAGCTGGTTCTACTGGCTTGTCATTACACGCATCCTCTAGCTTTAAAGATCAACGCAAACGCCACATGATCATTGTTCAGCCTGAAAAGAACATTGATACCCATATGCAGATGCTTGGTCGTGTGCATCGTACTGGTCAAGTTGTAGCTCCAGCTTACTCACAAATGATGGCTGACATCCCAGCGGAGATGAGGCCAGCTGCGGTATTGCTCAAGAAGATGGCTTCCTTGAACGCCAATACGACAGCTTCCCGTAAGTCTGCCGTTACAGCCGAAGGTGCTGTGGACTTTATGAATGACTACGGTGGTCAGATTGCACAGGAATACTTGCGTGATAACCCAGAGGTTCACGAAGCTATTGGCGGTAAAAAGGTTGTAGATCTTATAGAAGACCCAACCGATGCTAAAGAAGATGATATCCGTAGATTGACTGGCTACATTCCTATCCTGCCAATTAAAGAACAGGAAGAAATTTATAAGGATCTGATTGATCGTTACAACGATTTAGTTGAGCGTGAGAACAGCATGGGAACCAATAAGCTCGAAGCTAAAGCTGTTGACCTTGATGCTGAGACTCTATCAGCCGTGCCTATTACCCCAGATAAAGGTGATCCATCCTTGTTTGCTCAACCAGCTTACATGGAAAAGGTAGACGTTAAACGTACTGTTAAGCCATACACCAAACAAGAAGTTCAGGAAATGGTGAGTGAGAACTTGGAAGGTGGAACACAACGCCAAAAAGTTGACAAGCTCATGGATGGTGTAAGAGAACGTGCAGCCGAATACGGTAGAAAACAAATTGAGAACCTGAAAGAAAAAGGTGCAGATGAAGTCCGTATTGATGCTGCCAAGGGTCAATTAAATCTTCAGTATCAGCACATCAAGTCTATTTTGGAAAACTATGCAGTAGGTCAGCCAATTTCTATTAAGAATAACCAAGGCATCTTTGTCTATGGTGTTGTGACTGATTTAGAAAATAAAAAGAAGACTGCTAACCCTGTTGCTGGCTCAGACTGGAAAATGCATATTGCTTTGGCTAACGGTGATGCAAAAGCCATTACGATTAACTTCTCCCAGATTGGCAGCACTTATCAATTAAACCAAGAGAATTACATTAACTGGTACAACCCAGATACCCAGCAAGCAGAGAACATTCCGTTAACTGACTTGTTTGACAAAGGTTCTAACGTCAGGCGTGAGAAACGCTGGATGGTTACAGGCAATATTTTGGCTGGATTTGCTTCTGATGCGGTAAAGAATCAGGGTCAGATTATGAGCTATACCAAAGCTGACGGCACTACTGGTCAGGGTATTCTCATGCCACGCACTTATGACTTTGAAAAGGCTGCTCGTGAAGCTCCTATCCGTCTGCGGTCAGCTGCCGATGCTATGCGGTTTATGAATGAAGTAAACGGTGTAATTACTTCTGCCGATAATGTATTGCGGATTACCAAGTCTAGCTATGGCAACCAGTATCAATTCAATGTCCCAAGCTCTAAGAAAGAAGGCGGTACATACTTCCTAGACCGAGGTTTGACTGATATTACTAGTGACTTCTATAAGTCTGGCAACACTATGTATGCCAGAGGTAATGAGCAACAGGCTGCCAAAGCGATTGACTTTATCCTGAATGAGCGTGGTGACACTCTGATTGCCTCTAGTCCTAGAGACAAAGCCAGAGAGATGTTTGCTCCACCCAAAGCGACTGTTACTCCAAGCGTGATGTATCAGCCAAAAGTTCCTCCTGTTTATATGATTACAGATAACCCAGGTGGAAATTGGCTAGAACACAAACGTCAATTATCTAGGGAAGATGGCAGAAAATCATATGGCGTTCCATATAGATTTGGTTCTGCAACAGCTTATTTCAGAACAAAAGAGGGTGTAACAAACTCACCAGTTCGCAAAATGCTTGTTCCAGTTGATGTTCTTGCAAAAATGCAAGGTATAAATGATGAGCAACGCAATGTAAGAGTTGCAGATTTGAAATCCTTAATGGATTACATGGGCGAGAAAAACCATTTGCCATTTGAGAAAGATGGTAAAACCCATTACACCCCATATATCAATGTTTACCAAGATGGCACTCCTTATGTAAATGAAGGAAACCATCGAATCATGGCAGCAAAAGAGCTAGGCTTTAAATACTTGCCAGTTGCTATTGATTATTACAACGGTGCTGAATCAGAGAACGGTATTTTAAGTCCTGCTAAAGCTATTGAATATGACCGTAAAGCCCATGAAGATGGATTTACTTTAACCAATTACGCTCATATTCCAAAGCTAAATCCAAGCGTGATTCCTAAAAATCTAAGAGAGCAAATTGCCCAGATTCACAAAGCTAAAACAGATGAGTTGGCTCGTGTAAGGCGTGGCATTACCAAGATTAAGCGTGAAGTCATCAAAGGCGAGACCACAATCAATACTCAGCGTGAGTTAACTTACCTTGATCAGCTTGCTAAAGAGTTGGCAGCCGACAAGAAGATGACTGCTGAGAAGAAGATTACGCCTGAAGCGTTTATGGCTCGTGCCCTTAACGAATACAACAAAGGCAATATCAGCAAGGATGTCTTAGACGTTATCCAATACATCTACAGACAATCCCCAGCTATCCTGACTGGTCTACGCTTATCCGTTAAGCAAGCCCCACAGAACGCAGCCTACACAGCTGCTGGCGTATTTAATAATCTAGAGCGTATCGTCAGGCTATACAAGGAATCAGGAGCTGTTAATCCTGGCACTATTCGACATGAGTTGATGCATACACTTGAGCAGATGATGGATCCACAGACCCAGCAAGCAATTGTTGAATCTTGGAGAGCAGCCCTTGAGAAAGCCATCAAGAAGAACACTGATGAAGTGTCTCAAAAGTATTTCATGGCGGTAATCGATTACGTCAACGATCCAAGCGAGAAGAACTTTGAAAAGGCGATGGAGTTGTTGCCTTCACAGGATATGTACCAATACATCAATCCATCAGAGTTCTGGGCTGTCAACGCTGAAAAGCTATTTGGCACTCGTATGGGAACTCCTTGGGGTCGTTATGTTAACGCCATCCGTCAAGTATTTGAGGCAATGAAGAAGCTGTTTGGTTTTAACAATACCCATTCAGTTTACAAAGCCTTCAATGATTTAATCAAAGGCGAGACACCAAGAACTCATAAGACCATGTTGGTAGACCTGATTAGTTCAGGACCATATAAGACTAAGTTCCTCTACAGCGTTGAGAAGACTGATGAGTTACTAGCCAAGCACAATCGCAATGATGCTCCTATCCATACTTCTAACGGTGTGATGGATAAGTTCTTGGGCGGTGCTCAAGAAGCCAAGAATATTGGTGCGAAGATGGTCGAGTCACCACGCCTTGCTGTTAACAACATGGTTGGCAACTTAGATCGTGCAGTGTTGGCTACTCGTATCAAGACAACAGACTTTACAGCTGGTTTGACAGCTGCCGATGCAACCCGTTATGGTCGTATGTTAGAGGACAGCGAAGGTCGTGCTGTGGCTTCTGTGGCTATGAACCAAGCTCTGAAGGCTACTCGTATTGGTACTCAGGTCATCATGCTGGGTAAGTTAGTCTTTGATAACACCAATCAGATGTTCCATGCCGTTCAAGACAAGTTCTCGATGGCTAATATTCTGACCTTGAAGCACCAGTTAGAGAAAGAAATTGGCGTTCAACGTGCTGCCAACGTCATCCAAGCCTACTTTGAAGCCAAGCGTTCACGTTCTATTGTGGATGAATACCTCAAGCGTGAAGGCGAATTGGAGATGCTAAGAACAGAGCAGATGGATCCAAGTACTTCACCAGACCGTCAGCTATTGCTTTTGGACAAGATTGCTGATGCCGAACAAGACTTTAAAAACATCGGTATTGCCTTGCAAAAAGTCAATATGTCCGATGAAGCTATCGATGACTTTAGCAAGCTAGACAAACAGTATCCAGAACTTAGAAAAATGATGGATAACTGGAACGCTGTTAACAAGAACATGATTGACATGATGGAACAAGCTCGCATGATCAGCAAACAACGTGCTGATACCTTGCGTAACATCGAAGATTATGTGCCTTGGCAGCGGATTATGGATGATCAAACAGACGTTCATACCCCAATCTATAGCTCTAAAGGTGTCAAGAACGTAGCCAGAGAGCATCGTTTCAAAGAAGGTAAGGTTGATTTAGACATCGATGACATCGTAGACAATATGCTTCACAACGTCATGGTGACTACTCGTAACGCCATTAAGAACTATGCAGCTAACCGTATTGCCCAGGAGTATGGCACTCGTAATGAGAACGGCAAGCTCAAAGTCTTCCCTAAAGAAGATGCAGCTCGTGGCATCGTTAAGATTTTGATTAGTGGCAGAAAGGTCAACATCCAAATTGCTGACCCATTGATTGCCCAGTCCGTGATTGGTATTGAGAATATCCAGATTCCAATGAACGAGATCATGGCTTACTTTGCTAACGGTTTGCGTAGATCGATTACTTTCTCTGGTGTATTCCAGCTTAAACAGCTTTTCATGGATGCTCCAACAGCTGCCATCGTGACTGGCGTGAAGAACCCAGTAGCCTTGTTTGGCGGTGTGTTTGGTTCATTTGCTAAAGGTTTGACACAAAAGGAA